AATTGAAATGGACCGTCCGCAGCGACATGCCTCAAATTTTTGACATCGAGCAACGCTGCTTTCCCGATCCCTGGACTGAGGAGGAATTCCTCAAAATGCTCCGCGTTCGCGAAAACATCTGCCGTAGTGCGTGGCGCGGCGAGCGGGTCGTCGGCTTCCTGGTCTACCAACTGAAGCGACACGAGTTGTTGATCCACAACTTGGCGGTTCATCCGGAAGAGCAGCGACTGGGGGTCGGCCGGGCGCTGCTCGACCAACTGAAGGGCAAGCTCTCCGACAATCACCGTCGGGCGATCGTGGCGCCGGTGGCCGATTCGAACCTCGACGCGCAACTGGTTTTTCGCTCACAAGGCTTTGTGGTCAGCGAAGTGGAGGCCGGAGCCTTCAACGACGGCCGCGACGCTTATCGTTTTATTTTCCGCCACGGATGGCCCCTTCCCGACGCACCGAAAGGAACCTCAGTATGACAACGGACTACACCGCACTGCTCACTCACCACGCTCGCTGCGGGGCTTGCGCGGGAGAGCTCGACCGCGGCCGCCTGAACCTGGTGAGCATGCGATATCGGCCCGCGTGGGAGTATCCCACGGCGAGCAACTTTATCACGGGCGACGGTCCGTGCGCGGTCGGCGTGGTGTGTGACGAGTGCGTGGCCGCCGGCTCGCCGATCGTGGAGGCGATCGAGATTGACGAGGGCGCGGTGCGAACGCACGCCGTTGGATCGATGCAGTCGCTCGGACCGCCGTCGACGTACGCGCCGGTCGACGAAGGCCGAGCCCTCTTGTGCCTGGTCTGCGGGCAGGTCAGCTACGATCCCACCGAGGTCGCCCTCAAGTACTGCGGCGTCTGTCGCAAGTTCCACGCCGTCAAGGAGGCCGAGCATGCAAACGACTGACCGCCTGCGAACGGATTGGGAGTTGTTTTGCGCGGAGTGCGAGCTGTCGTTTGTGCTGCTCGAAGACTCCCCGCGGCGCCGCGTCTGCGCGGAGTGTTACGAACAACTCGGCCGCCCGGCGCTCTCCTGCGACGAATGCGGCCGAGCAATCGCACCGGGTGAGAAGTGTCACCTGCTGTGGGGGTGCTACTGCGCCGCTTGCGCCGCCCACCGAGACCGTGAACACGGCAAATGCAAATGCAACACCAAGGGCTGGTCGGAGGCGCCGCGATGAGCGTCATTCTCAAGCCGACCGCCAACGTGGTAACGATCCTGGAAGCGAGGCAGATGATCGACGGAGAATACGATTGCGACGATCTGCAAGTGGCCGCCGACTATCTCCGCGACGCAGGCTTCGACATGGCTTCCCGGTTTCTGCTGGAGGCCAGCGGGCGGCTGGTGCGGACCGACCTCGCCGGCTGGTACCCCAGCTCCGGCAAGAAGTGGCACTACTACGAAGACGGGCTCGGCGAACGGGGCGGCAACTCCGTCTCCTTGTGCGGGCAAATCGTTTGCCGGCGGGTCCGCCAGAACCATCCCGATCTGCAGCATTCGCTCCGGTGCTTGTCTTGCGCCGCCGCCCTCAACAAGCCGCTCACGCCCGACCCCGGCCCGAAGTTCGACCGCCGACAACAGCCGCTATTCCAACCATGAGCGCCACCATCACGAACACGATCCACACCCACTCCGCCCGCTCGGTCGACGCCACTTGCACGATCACCGTCCGACCGGTCAAGGCCGGCTACCGCGGTGAGTATGAAGTGCTCTGGTTCCCGGTCGATCCGGTGCTGCGTCATCAGTTTGCGGTTGGATCTGGAATCGTCTACCCGAGCCCCGGGCGGGCGTTCGCCAGGACTCGCAACGCCGCCGAGATCTACGTCGGACGCTTGCGGCTGAATCGACTCACCGACCGCCAGCTCGAGCGGATCGAGCAACTGCGAGACGAAGTGCAGCAACTCACCTTTTCCCAATCTTCAGGAGGAAACCCCATGGCGACCGTCGCCGACAAACCGAAGAGCAGCAAAGCCAAACGCAAACGACCGACCAAAAAGAAGGCGCCGCCCGAGGCCTCGCCGGTCGAGTACTCGGCCCAGATCGTGGCGGTCGACGAAGATCGCAGCCCAGCCGGCCGGCTGATCGTCCACACTCGACCGGGGAAGGAACTCTTTAGCTCCAAGTGGGTGATCGCCTTGGCCGCATTTCAAGGCGCCGAGTCGCAATGGACAGAAGACACCGACGACGAGTTATCCCACCGCTCCGCGATGGAGAACGCCCTCAACGAAGCCTATTCGTGGATCGACGGCAGGCTTGGCGTTTCGACCGATCCGGCGGAGCAGGACGCACTAGGCGAGTTGGCAACCGCCATCGACCAGGCCGACGAAGATGAACTCTTTGCGGAACTGCTGGCGAGCAAGCCGGACGATCCGTCGCCGCCACCCGAGCCCAACAATCAGACCAACGGCCAGGCCAACAACCAACTCGCCTCTTTGAAAATCGAACTACTCGACCAACACCCCGACAACCCCGACCCGAGCGAAGCGGAGCTGGTTGAGCAGATGGCCTGGATGCAATCGGGGCAAGATGAGCCGATCACGGTGCGGCCGCGGGGGAAGCGTTACGAAGTACTCGCCGGCAAGCGGCGATCGCTGGCCGCCGGTCGACTCGGTTGGGAGACGATCGAAGCCCGCGTGCGGACCGACCTGGCGGACGACGCCGCGGCCGTTCGCTACCTGTTCGCCAGCAACGCTCAGCGGCATGAAGACAACCCGATGCGTCGGGCCCAGGGGCTGGCCGCGATGATCGCCAGCGGCATGGATCCGCTCGCCGCCGGCCAGGTCTTTGGGATCAGTTCGCGCGGCGGCGTCGACAACGCGCTCGGCTTATTGAAGCTACCGCAGGTCTGGCAAGAGCGAGTTGTTTCCGGGGAAATGCCGGAGACTTGTGCGTACGCATTAAAGCCGTACGTCGATCACGCGCCGCTCATGAAGGCGTTCGATAAAGCGTATCGGGGGCACGGATGGCAGGGCGAGCGCATGCGGTCCAAGGAGTCGGTGCGGGAGGCGTTGCGATTCATCGTGAAGCAGAACGCGCGGCCGATCGACAAGGGAGTGAAGCACAACTACGGTTACCAGCTCCATCACGATCACCAGCGGTACTTCCGGCTCACGCCCGAGTTGGAAGCCAAGCTACAAATCGTCAAGTTGCCGCTGGGAAAGAACGGCAAACAGCAGCAATACGCCCTGAATGTAAAGGCCTACGACAAGCTGCAAATCCCGCTGATCAAAGACAAGATCGCCCAGCGAAACAGCGGCGGCTCGAAGGGCGCCAAAAAGCAGACCGCCGCCAAGCTGTCGCCCAAGGAGAAGGCGGCCGAAGAGAAGCGGAAACGGAAAGAGGCCGACAGCAAATTGGCCGATTGGATCAAGCACGAATGGCGGCCGGCGATGCTCCGTTTGCTGGCCAGCCGCGCGGTGCTGAAACTGTCGTCGGGTGAGCAATGGCGGGCCGACTTCCTGCTTCCGAGGTTGATCGAGTCGATCGGCCGCGACGCGCCGCTGTACCAATTCGAGTGCGTCGCCGCCGATCACTTCCAGGAAGAGCCGCATCGCAAGTGGAATGAGCCGTCCGATGCGCCGCGACTGATCGAGACGTTCGCCGGCGTCGACCTCGACGAAGATCCGATCAGCCAGCTCGAAGAGCGGCGTCGGCGGTACGTGGCCCTGCTGCTCTGGCCGCAAGAGCCCGAGCTCGACGACGACGACAAGCATAAGCACATCACGGCCATCGGACCGCAGATCCCCTTCGGCGGCCGGATGCCGCAGCTGTCGATCGCCGCGGTCGATTGGATCGCCAAGTTCCTGGAAGGCGTCACCGACGAGCGGGTCAACATGAAAGGAGGCTGGGAGTCGGCCGTCCGCCAAGGCCCCGCGAGGGAAATGTTGCAGTTGTTGCTCAACCGCATGAACCGGGCGCAGTTATGCGACCTGGCGTCGGAGATCGTCGGCCGCGGCAACCAGGCGCCGGGCGTCAGCTACGTGAAGTGGGTCACCGGATTCAAGAAGAAGAGCGAAGTGGTGGAGTCGCTGTTGTCGCTGCACAACGTGACGCCGCTGAAGTTGCCGAAGGTTTTGATTTAGTTCTCAGCTTCAAACAGGAGAGAGTTATGGGTAAGCAGACAGGCGGCGAGGCGTTCCCGCGACCGGGCTACGAATCGCCACTAGGCGGTGATCATCACGATTGTCTACCGCAGAACGGCATGTCGCTCCGCGACTGGCTGGCGGGCCGAGCAATGCAGGGGTTGCTGGCTGGCGGCGAAGCGGCGACTGCGCCGGAAGTAAAAGGCCTGTTGGCGCATCGCGCCTATGAAATCGCCGATGAAATGCTCCTCGTGCGGAGGGCGCTATGAGCCAAGTCGACCCCTTGCCTACCGATCCGAACGATCGTTCTTGGCTGACCTTCAACGGCAGAGAGCGTCGGCAAAGGATCGGCGTATCTTCGAAGTCGCACCAGATGGGAAGCGACAAAAACAGCATCACCTTTCGCAACATGACGGACAAAGAACTGCATGCGATGGAGGCGTTCTTGAGCGGCCACAGCTACGTGCGGGTGGTCGACGGCCGCCTACATGCCTACCACGCGTTCGACCCGTTGCCGGAGCCTGAACGCGACCCCCTGCTTGCGGAGCACTGGCCGGTGGACGGAGAGACCAAACAGTTCGGCGGACTGGGTGATGAAAAAGGTTGGCAATCGCCGGGGATCATCATCACCGCTGTCGGCGCTGCGGGCCGGGCCGAGCGGTCGCGAGACCTGCTGCGAGACTGGGGGTTCGCCTGCCTTCGCTCACCTCGCCAAAGCGACGGGACGTATTGGGAGCAGTGGGTGCTGCACTACCTCCTAGCCGCCCAAGGCGATTTGAAAGACCACCTGGATCGGTGGAAGGCGGAGCAGCCGAAACTCACCTGGGATGCGGATAGTTGGAAAGCCTCGGCCGAAGAGGCGGGGCGGTTCATCGTCAAGTGCGGCGTCTCGTTCGGAAGTCTCGATATCACCGCCCAACGTTGGGCGCTGGCTAACCCCGATTGAACGCGCGTGTGCGCGTTTCGGTGTAGTGAGTTTCAGTTTTTCAGTGAAGGGATGAAGTTATGATTTTCGAGAACTACGTCCAGGCGGAAAACCCGCAAGAGGCGACCCGACAATCTCGGGCGGTGGGAACGACTCGCATTATGCAGGTGACCGAAGTGACCGCCAACCCAGCGGCCGATGGGATCTATCAAGTGCACGAACGTTGGTCGCGTCCCGACCTGCAACTGCGCCGCTGCGAAGAGGCGTCGATCCACTCCAAGGAAAAGTACATCCCCTGCAGTGCGCCGTCGACGTCGCTGGTCTGGAGCCCGGGCGACCGGCGGGCCTATTCGATGTGCGCCGCCTGCGCTGCTCACAGCGTGAAGAACCGCCGCGGTCTGCTGATCTTCCAATTGCCCGAGGAGGCGTCGCCGTGAGCCAAGCCAAGCAGATCATCGGCCGCATCTTCGCCGAACGCAACAACGACTGGGGCGGCGTCCGCTGGCGAAACCTCACCCGCAGTCAACGCACCCAAATCCGCCGCAGCGTCCGCCTGGCGATGCGCTGCCACCTCACCAAACTCAGAAAGGAGCTATCGAGCCGATGAGCGACAACAAAAGTTTCACCGACCAATTCCACGACCTGGTGGCGATGAGCATCGACGATAAAGGGGTCTATCCGCAGCAAGCGATGGCGGTCGACGGCGAAGGAAGGCTGAGCGTGTTCTCGCTCGCCTTGCCGGCGCCGCAGATCTACGAATGGTTTGGCGCCCAACTGCTCACCGGCGGTCATTGCCAAATCATCTTCGGCGTGGACCGCTTCACGAGGCCCGGGCAAGGGACTGAGTTCGCCGACGTAATCACCTGCTGTCACTGGCGCAAAGAGGCAGCCGACGGCCTTCACTTCCGGATCGGAGTCATCAACTACCAGCACCAGCCGCGCATCGTCCGGCCGTTCGATTGGGATAACGAGTACTGGGGGGTTCAGATGGCGAAGGAGATGGCCTTCCTGCCTGGCGGACCGAAAAGAGAACGCATGAGCCATGATTGAACTGCTCGACGGCCCGGCGGCTGGGAAGATCCTCGACTTGCAGCGAGCCCCGTTGCTGCTCCGCGTGGTGATCGGTCCGCGCGGGGCGGTCGACGCGCTGGACCAGTTGGGCGACGAACCGCACGCCAAGGAGACGATCCACGTCTACCGCCGTATCAATCAAGCGACCCGCTATCACTTGAAGATGCGTTGCCGGTCCCAATCCGGATGGCGAGCCTCCGCCCAGTACGAGCTGCTCGACGAGCAACCCGATCAAGAGACCGCCCGCGAAACGTCCCTTTGGCGGGCCTGGGCCGTCGAAGCAGCCCGGCAATGGAAGGACACCGAATGACGCAACGATACGTACCACCACCGCCGCCACCCGACGGAATTCTCATGATCAAGAAAGACGACCCTCCGATTTCTCTGGCCGGCTGGGTGTACCTCTACCTGTTCACCTTGGGCGCGATTGCAATCGCGATGTCGGTTATTTGGTTCACTCATTCGTATTGGCGGCGTCAGAACGATCTCATTGAGATGAAGATCAAAGCGGACCAACGCACCACCGTGTTTGAATCGCCCGAAGGCCGTCTTGAAATTAAAGGGGATTGAGCGTGGTCCCGGAACCGATCTACACGTGTCTCGTCTGCAGCGGTCCGACCTGGGGCCGCTACTGTTCGGAGCGCTGCCACTGCCAGGCCGAGGATCGAGAGCCCGTGCATACTCGCCCGTTCCCGTGGTCGGCGGAGACGCTGGCCCGCCACGCAGCCGCGCCGAAGATCTATTGGGACGGAGTGACCGGCCGCGAGCGGAGGGAAGCGGAAGCGGCGGCCGCCAAAGAGGCGGAGGAAGCGGAGTCAGTGGAACCGAGCGATCTTTCGCCCGCAACTCGACGACCTGTCGGAGCGAATGAACTGCTGCGGCCGTGCGTCATCTGTCCCCGCTGCATTCGCGTCCACCCGCCGGCGGCCGAGCAGTGCGACTGCGGCGAGCTGCTCGACGCGCAACCGCTGGTCGAGCCGCCGACCGATCCTACCGGGAAGCAAGACTGCGGCGCTACGCCGCGGGAGGACCCGACGCCCAGCGTCGATCAGCCTGACGTCATTCGCGTCGACGCGAATGACAACAACTCGGTGAGTTCCGAGGAAAGTTCCCCGGTCGGCTCGGCGGTTCAACCAGCGTGCATCGCCTGCGGAGACACCGGCCAAAACAGCCGCGGCGGCCCCTGCCTGCCCTGCGAACGCCACGGGCGGATAGCCAGCCAACCAACGCCGAAACCTAAGCCCAGCAAACGCGATCGCCATCTGGCCGATCAGCCGTTCTTGTTTTGATCGCCGCCAGCCTTCGGACTCATCATTCCGGCTCATCCGGCGATTTTACGGTGACCTCATACGAGAGCATTTTTCCCAACGCAATGAGGACAGCCGCTAGCTCTCACGTGAATCTCCTTTTGCACGATGAAAACTGAAGACTAACGTTGCTGCAGGCGGGATTTCGGAACACGGAACAATTTTACGAAAAATAGGAAAACGCCCCGAAACCTGCTTTAGCATGAAGGTGTGAACTCAAGGCAGTGTCTTTGCGCCGGGAGCAGTATCGTGGTTTCTTTCGCCGCCCAACAATCGAAGCTGGATCGACTGATCCTCTCTGGCCGCTACTCGCGGCGTGAGATCGCCCGCTTGTGCGGAGTCTCCACCAAGACGGTGGCGGCCGCCGTGTTGCGATTAAAGCAGGCCGGCGACAACTTCTCTCCCTCCCGCAATCTGCGGCAACCTCGCCGCTGCGGCGACTGCGGCGCACTCCTCAATCGCTGGCCTTGCGTGGCCTGCGACGCGGCCTAGCCGCCGCCTTCCTTCCTACCCCGAGAACCCGCCTGTATGGATACTTCTCAAGCGATCCTCGCGCACGCGTTGGCTAAGCACTTTGGCAAAGAAGCGGATCGCGACTCGCTTCCCGTGGGGTCGTTTTCACTGTTTGGCCAGGTTAGCGGGAAGGTCGACGGGCGGACTGTTGGTCTCCCCTTTGCCGGTCTGCTGGCCGTGGGCGAGGACAACGAAACGCACAGCAACGTGGCGGTCGACAAGAATGAACTGTTGGCCGTGTTCCTCTCGCGGATTCAGGCCGAGGAAAGGGCCGTGCTGCTGAATTCGCTGGTCGATCACCTGCAAGAGTTCGGATCGCTGCCGCGCGTCGAACGGGTGCATCGCGAAGAGGCGGCCCGGTTGTTCCGCCGGCTCAACACCCGCGTCGCCAAAACCCGCCGCGGCAACGTCGTTTTTACGCCGCACTAAATGAGGATAGGAACGACACTACCAGGCCCCGCTATGTCGACTCGGGCGTTGGCGAGAGGGCTCAAAAAAGCATGTCGAGGTGGAGTTTGGATCATTTGGAAGAAGAGGAGATCGCTTCGCATCCGGATTATCGACCGGCGCGGGCCCAGTCGCCGACCAAAGCCCCGGCCGGGTCGCCGGAAAAGATTGAGGTGATGCGGGACCGAGTGGCGCGCGGCGAGCAAGCGACGCATCCGCTCGACAATTTGCGCCAAGTCGATCCGGAGCGTTCCGCATGATCAGTATCGAATTCTGCGGCGGACCGGCGGACGGTCGACGCGACACCACCGCGATCAGTTGCCTGAAGCCGGGTGACTCGGTGAGCGTCGTCGTCGAAACGGCCGCCGCCCGGCACACGTATCGACTCCCCGGCGTCTGGTGCGGCCAGTCCCGCCTGCGACTGCGACACGCCCAAACGGTCGCCAGCGTTTCCCCGGAAACAGAGGAGGCGTAGATGCCGAAACGCCCCATCCCGCCGCCCGCTCAACCGGCCAATGCGCCGCCCAAGCCGACTTCACCGCCGCCCGATGCCGCGCGCCGTTCAAGCGGAAGCCGCGGCAACTATCCCTTTTCAAGAAGTGAATCATGCCCACCAACGATCCGCCCCGCGGCAGTCGCCCACTCTCTTTCTCCTCCGCCGACGGCGTGCAGGTCGGCAAACTAACCGGCTTGGCCGCGGTCGGCTTCGTCGCCGCTTACGGAGTCGCCTATTGGTGGCGCAACGTCTCCGGCGAGGAGCTCACCACCGAGCAGATGGGAGTACTCAGCACGGCCATCGTCTTCACCCTCTCCACCGCCTTCCAGTACTTCGCCAAAACCGACGCCTAGCAATCCCCGTTCAGACCACTGAACACTGCAAACTGAACACCAAACATGCAAACCCTGAAACAAGCGGCCGCCGAAGTTCAAAACCTATCGATCGCCGCCAACGTCCTGCTGGCCTTGGGCTGGATTCTGGTGCGGCACTTCCTGCCACAGATCGGAGCCCCGATCGATAAGGTGGTTGACCTCTTCAAGGATCTCATCGGGCGCTACATCACCCCGGTCGACCAGCAGAGCGACAACCGCAACTCTATCCTGCAAATCATCACCGATCTGCTCGACAAGCAGGCGGCCGCCCTCGAACGGGGCGATTTGCAGTGCGTCGAAAAGTGCAACCGCGAAATCAAGCAACTGCGGGAGCTGGTCTCTTGAGCGATCGGCAAGCGAACCCGATTCCCGGCCTGCTGCTGCTGGCCTTGCTGGCCTGGCTGTTGTGGGGCGGATCTTGCGAGAACGCGATTGTCGCGCCGCCCACCCCCGGCCCGCGAGTGGTGGCGATCCTGCGCGAGTCGGGCGACAAGGATCCGCAGCTGCACGCCGCTCTGTTGCAGCTGCGGCTCGAAGCGGGCGAGCAGCGCGAAGTGTTCCTGCTCGATCCGGATGACGACGCGGATCCGTTTGTCGCGGCGATCAAGAGCGGCTTTGAAGGATCGCTCCCCTTGCCGGCGATCGTGATCGGCGTCCGCGTCGGCGATCAATTGCAAGTACTCCACCGCGGCCCCTGTCCACGCGAACTCGAAGAATTGAAAGCCCTGGTGCAGCAACATGGCGGTTAGCAACTCCCCCTCTCCTCTGTACGACGCCCCCGGCCGCGGCGACTGCCTGCCTCGCGTCGATGCGTGCGGCGATCTGTTCGCGGTCTTTGAAGACGCCGTGCCGGTGATCCCGCGCGGCGAGTGGCGAGGTTTGTTTGAGTCGCTGCCCGATCTGTCTCGCCTGGTGAAGAAGATCAAGAATCAGGGCCAGGAAGGATCGTGCGCCAGCAACGCCACCGTGCAGGCGTACGAGATCGTTTTCAACCTGCAGTTCGGCGTGCGCCGCTGGATCGAATTCAGCGCCATGAGTCTGTATAAGCGTGTCGGCCGCACCGCCCAGTCAGGCAGCGTGGTCGGCGACAATTTGAAAGAGATCCGCGACCGCGGCATTCTGCCGGTCGACAACCCCGAGAACCGCGCGCGATTTGACTGCGTTCACCCGGCCACCGGCTTTGGTCGCCGCCTGCCCAGCAATTGGGAGGAAACGGCCGCACAGTTCCGCGCCGTCGAGTGGTTCGACATCAGCAGCTTCGACGGCTTCATGACGGCCCTCTTGCTGGGTTACCCGGTGGTCTATGGCCGCGCGGGACACGCCATCTGCGGCGTACGCGGCGTCGAGCGCAGCGGAGCCTGGCACGTGAAGTACGCCAATAGCTGGGGCCCATGGGGCGAGAACGGCTACGGCTACGACAGTGAACGATTCATCAGCGGAGCGATCCGCAGTTACGGCGCCTTTGCCATCCGCAGCGTCGCCGTCCATTCTGATTTTGTGTCCCCCCTTACCTAGGAGACTGACCCGATGCGCAGCTTATTTGTTTGTGCGGCGATCCTGGCGATCGCCTGCATCAGTTGCAACACGCCCGACCAACCGGCGGCCGAAGCCCAGATTCAATCGCAACTCTGCCAGGCCCCGGCCCCGCAGCCGCGGTGCGAATGCCACTGCGACTGCGAAGCCCGCCTCGTCGCCCTCGAGCAACGACTCGACCACGTACAAGCGTACGCGACCCAACTCAGAGAGTACGCCGTCTGGCATCTGCAGCCCGACAAGCGACAGCCCGCAAAACAAGAGGCGGCGACTCTAGTGCCCACGGCGGCCACCGGTCACTGGGAGGAGCGCTGCAACGGCCGCACCTGCACGCGAGTCTGGGTCTCGCATTGACCCCCGGCGAAGCACCACAGTACAAGCCCCGCCACGCGATCGCCAACCCGAGGCGATCCGCCCACCAGCGAGGCTACAACCGCCAGTGGCGCAACGCCCGACTCCGACACCTGAAGGCCCACCCACTCTGCGCGCAGTGCTTAGAAGCAGGTCAAGTCCGCGCAGCCACCGTCGTCGATCACCGCCGCCCACACCGAGGAAACAAGGTCCTCTTCTGGGATGAATCCAACTGGCAAAGCCTTTGCCAGACACACCACAACGCCAAGTCAGCAACCGAGCGATAGGGAGGGGGGTCGATTTTCGACCAGCCCCTCTCACCGTAGACCGCGGCGAGCGCGCACATTTTTTGGCAAAAAATCAGAGGTTTCATGGCTGGGAATCAACGCAGTGGTCGACCGCGAAAACCCGTCTCCCCGGATGCACCGGGATACCGGGCCGATCGACACGATCGCGGCGAACCGCCCGCCATGGAAGGCACGCCGGTGATGCCGGAGTGGCTCGACGACGACGCAATCACATTGTGGAATGCGGTCGTGCCCGACTTGGCAACTGCGGGCGTCGCCAAAGCAGCCGACTCGCACATGCTGGCGGCGATGTGCGACGCCTGGTCGATGTATTTGGCCGCGCGCGTGATCGCGCACGAGCACCCCAACGACAAAGACTCCCGACTGAATTACGTCGCCTACTACAACGCCTTTTCCTCCGTCGCTTCTCGGTTCGGGCTCACCCCAAGCGACCGCGCGCGGCTGAACATCAAACCGGCAAACGAAGGTGAGCCAAAAGTCAAAAGCCGCAATCGTAAATGACGATCGACAAGACAACGCTCCTCTGGATTCGCAACAAAGCCGACGAACTCGCCGCCGCTGACGGACACCGCTTTGACCTTGAGCCCGCGGCCTGGGCGGTTTGGTGGATTGAGTATTATTGCCGACTGTACGAAGGCGAGCTGGCGGGCGAGCCGTTGTATCTTCGCGGTTGCCACGAATGCGACAGCGATGCTGATCGCGAGGAGCTGCTGGACTGGGACGAAGGCGGGCGCGAGCAAACGCTTGATCGCCTCGATCGACACGCCGCATGCTACGCCGCCGGCCACACTCTCGACTGGCAACTCGACGTAACCGCCCGCATGTTCGGCTGGCTTCGACACTCCGAAAAGTGGCGCCGTGAAATCCGCCGCTTTCGCCAGGCTTCGGTTTGGGTCGCGAAGAAAAACAAGAAGTCGCCGACGCTCGCCGCCTGGGGATTGTACCTGCTGTGCGGCGACGGAGAGCCAGGCCAAAAGATCTATCTCGGCGCGAAGGACGGGAAGCAGGCTAAATCGATCGCAGGCAAGCACGCCGTCGAAATGGTGCAGTCGTCGCCGATGCTGTCGTCGGTTTGCACTTGCAACAAGATGGCGGCGGAGATCACCCACGAACCCAGCCGCTCGGTGATGATCCCGCTGAGCAGCAGCAACTCCGCCAGCCAAAAATCGAAAGAAGGGCTTAACGGCAGTTGCTGCATTGACGAAACCCACGTGGTTGACGACGAGTTTATCGGCCGCATCAGCCGCGCGGGAATCTCTCGCAGCGAGCCCTTGCAGATTGAGACGTCGACGGCCGGCGACGATCCGGACGGCTACGGGTTCCGCCGCTTTCAGTACGCACAATCGGTAGCGGCGGGTGAGACGCTCAACCACCAGTTGCTGCCGGCGATCTACGCCGCGCCGCAAGACGCGACCGACGAAGACATCATGGCGGACCCGCTGCACTTCGCCCGCCAGGCCAACCCGGCGCTCGGTCACACGGTCGACCCCGAGGAACTGCTGAACGACGCAACGCAAAGCAAAGCCAACTCGGTGGAGTGGAATCGCTTCAAAAAATACCGGCTCAACATCTGGACCGGCTCGCTTACCAAATGGCTCCGCCCGTCCGACTGGACCGCCTGCTACGAACCGTTCACCGCGGAGCAGTTCCGCGGGCAACTCTGTTACGCGGGGCTCGATCTCAGTAAGACTCGCGACCTCACCGCGCTGACGCTGATCTTCCCCGGCGACGACGACATCTGGCGACAGATTAATTACTACTGGATGCCGCGAGAGGCGGCGATCGAACTGGCGGAGATTGTCCCCTATCTCGACTGGGAGGAACAAGGCGCGGTCGAACTGACCGATGGCCCAGTGGTTGATTACGCCTTCGTGAAGTCGCGGATTCTGGAAGTGGAAGAGACGTACGACTTGCAAGTACTCGCCTACGATCCGTGGAACGCGGAGACCCTCACGCAGGAGTTGGAGACCGAAGGAGTGCATCGGGTGGCGATGCAACAAACGATAGCCAACCTGGCCGAGCCAACGGCCGAATACGAACGGCGAATCCTCAACGGCACGCTACGGCACAACGGCAACCCGCTGACCACTTGGCAGGCCGGCCACGTGCAAGTGAAGTGCGACCACAACAAAAATATGCGGCCGGTCAAGAGGCAACACGGAGACCACCGCACAATCGACGGCATCGTCGCCGGCGTGATCGCCGCGGGGCAGTTACTAGTTGATCCTCCCGCCACAGGCATAGGTTTATTCGCATGATTCGATGGCTAAGTTCCGCGGCAAAATCTATCGGTTCGTTTCTCGGCTCTGGCGCGAGTGGCAGCTACAACCCGGCCCAGTGGCTGATCGACTGGGTGTGGGGCGGACCCAAGAGCGCCGCCGGCGTGCGGGTCAACCTAAAGTCGATGCTTTCGATCGCCGCAGTGAAGCAGGCCGTGACGATCATCAGCGGCGACGTTGCCAAGCTGCCGCTGCACGTTTTTCGCAATCTGCCGGAAGGCGGAAGGGATCGCACTAAAGACCACCCGGCCTGGTATCTGCTCCGCCGCAAGCCGTCGACCGACCTAACCGCCTACCCGTTTAAGCAGACGATCACCGCCCACGCCCTGCTGCACGGCAACGGCTACGCCTTCATTGCTCGCGATCGCCGTAACCGGCCCGTCGACTTGGTCCCGATGTGTCCGCGGGCCACCTACCCGGTGCGGATGGACCGCCGCTTATGGTACATCACCCAAGTTGACGGCGAAGACGTGCGACTGTCGCCCTCCGAGGTGTTTCACCTGCGGGGCCTCGGCAGTGACGGCGTGATGGGTTACGCGGTGATCGACCTGGCCAAGGAGTCGATGGGGCTCACGCTGGCCGCACAGAAGTTCGGCTCCAAATTCTTCGGCAACGACAACACGCCCGGCGGCCTGCTGGAGGCGCCGGGCAAGCTGACCGAACAGAAGGCCGATGAGTTGCGGCGGCGGTGGGACAAGATGCATTCAGCCGACAACGCGCACCGCTTGGCGATCGTCGAAGCGGGCTACAAGTTCACGTCGATTTCCGTACCGCCCGAACAGGCGCAGTTTTTAGAGACTCGCAAATTCCAGCGCACCGAAGTCGCGAGCTGGTTCAATATCCCGTCGCACAAATTGGGAGACGACTCCAAAACTTCGCGCAACAGTTTGGCCGAAGAGAATCAGTCCTATCTGGAGTCGACACTGGAACACTGGCTCTGTTCGTGGGAGGAGGAGGCTTGGGATAAGCTGCTCACCGAAAAAGAGAAGCGGAGCGACGAAGTCTTTATCGAGTTCCAGCGATTGGCGCTACTCCGCGCGGACGCCGGCACCCGCAGCAACTTCTATCACAACGCGCTCTTGGACGGCTGGATGAATCGCGACGAAGTGCGCGATCGGGAAAACCTCAATCCGATTCCGGACGGCCAGGGAAAACGCTACTACACGCCGCTCAATATGGACGCAGGCGACGACACGCTTGTCGAAGATCCGCCGGCCGAACCGGGACCCGATCCCCGCGCCAAGCGGACGCTCGCCAAGTTGGTCGCGGAGACCTGCGGACGGATGCTCCGCTGGGAAGTCGACGCCGCCGAACGCTCGGCCAAAAAACCGAGCGGCTACGTGGCTGCAATCGACGACTTCTACGGCCAGCATGCCGATCGCCTGGCCGCCAGTCTGGCGACCGTTGTGGAGTGCCTGGCCGCGGTTGCCGGCAGCGACGTTTCCCCGGAAACCGTCTCCCGCCAAGTCGCCGCCGCGCACTGCGCGGAAGCCAAGCAACGCTTGCTGGCCGCCGCCGACCTGGCGACCGACGCCGAAACATTGCGCACCCAAGTCGCCGGCGTGCGCGATTGGATCGCCACACAACCGGCGGCGATTGCCGACCACTTGATCACTCAATTTTTTGGAGACGACCACGATGGCGACTAAGCAGACAAACCGGATCAAAGCCCTCGGCGACAACCGCGCGGAGATTTGGATCTACGAAGAGATCAGCGACTTCTGGGGCAAGGGGGCGGTCGAGCTGATTGCCGAACTCTCCGCGCTGGGATTGGTCGATGAGATCGTCGTGCGGATCAATAGTCCCGGCGGCGACGTGTTTGAAGCGGCGGCGATGTACAACGTGTTGAAGCAACACCCGGCGAAGGTGACCGTGGAGATCGACGGCATGGCCGTTTCAGCCGCCTCGGTGCTGGCGATGGTCGGCGACACAATCCGCATGGCCGACAACGCCATGATGATGATTCACGATCCTTGGGGCGGCGCGGTCGGCAACGCCAGCGAACATCGACAGTACGCCGACCTGTTGGAGAAGGTGGGCGAAACACTAGTGGCGACCTACGCCAATCGCACCGGCCGGCCGGCCGACGAGATCCGCCCGCTGATGGCGGCCGAAACCTGGATGGACGCCGAGGAAGCGCTCGCCGGCCAGTTTATCGACGAGATCGTCGCCGGCAAGCAGGTGGCCGCCCGCTTCGATCCGGATCGCTTCAACAACTGCCCGCAACAATTCGCCGAGCGGGCCAAGACGGCTCCCGCGCCGACGCTGCACGAGTACCGCAACCGGCTCGACAAACTGACGCTCGCCGCAACCAACAGATAGAAACCGAGCTTGACCGCCGAACGCTCGGCGCTAACATTTCACTTGCAACAAAATCGAAACGCCGCCTCTCGGCCGCCGGGTGATCCCGAGCCGCCGAGCGGACGGAACGATTGAGCACGCAACCTGCTGATGCGGTGGCGGCTGATCCGCGATTTGAATTTTCATTCACTTCGCCGGCGGCCCGCCGTAGCTTGGCCTCCGGCATCTGGAGGCATCTATGACCTGCTTGGTCCAAGTCAAAAGTCTGAAAAAGCTGGCAATCCACGCCGCGATCGCGGCCCTCTTCTCCAGTGGCCGCGCCGGCCCGATCTTGGCCGAGGGCCTCGACTGGGTCAAAGAGAAGGAGCTCACCGAGCAGGCGGCCGAACTGCGGGCCGAGGCCGAGACGCTCATTAAGGGCGCCGACGAAGCCAAGCGATCGCTCAACGAAGAAGAGCGCAAGCGATTCGACGAGATCGAAGCCGAATGCAAGCGGATCAACGATCTGTTGGCCGACGCCAACAAGCTGGCCAAGTGGCGACCGAGCAACTCAGTCGATCCCAAAGACACTCAGCCGAAGGGACGCATCGGCCGCGATCGCCAGCCAGGCGACGACGACGACGAGGACGAAGAACTTGACGATCAGCCCCGCGCGGCGTCGATTCGGATCCCCGCGCAGGCCCGCTTCCGGCACACCCGTTTAACCGCCTACAAGGGCGAGCATGCCGAGAAGGCCGCCTACATCGCTGGTCAGTTTATTTTGGCGACGCTGGGACGGCACGAACCCTCAGCGAACTGGTGTCGCTCGCACGGGATTGATACGCAATTCAGAGGCGCCATGAGCGGCAACAGTAACAGCCTTGGCGGCTACCTGGTTCCGATCGAAATGGAACAGTCGATCATCGATCTGCGGCAACTGTACGGCGTGTTTCGCCGCGAAGCCCGTGTGGAGCCAATGGCCAGCGACACGAAGACGGTGCCCGTTAGGTCGACGGGTCTGACCGCGTACTTCTCCGGCGACAACGTCGCGCTCACCGAAAGCGAAAAGACCTGGTCGCAGGTGTCGCTGATCGCCAAGAAGGTTCACGCGATGACCCGCTACTCTTCGGAGTTGTCGGAGGATTCGGTCATCGACTTGGCGAACGACCTGACCCAAGAGATCGCCCACGCCTTCTCCCTGAAGGAGGATCAGTGCGGATTCTTGGGCGACGGAACCAGCACCTATGGCGGCATCGTTGGCTTACTCAGCGCATTGCTCGCCGGCTCGACCGTCGATGCGGGCAGCGGCAACACCGGCTTTGAAACGCTCGACCTGACCGACTTTGAGAAGTGCATCGGGAAACTGCCGGAGTTCCCCGGCATCGACCCCAAGTGGTACATCCACAAAGCAGGCTGGGCCGCTTCGATGGCTCGACTGCAGGACGCCGCCGGCGGCAACACGAACGTGAGTTTGGCGGAAGGCCCGCGACAGATGATGTTTCTGGGCTATCCGGTCGTGTTCAGTCAGGTGCTTAACAGCACGCTCGGCGCGGACGCCAGCGCTGTTAAATGCTACTTCGGCGATCTTGATATGTCCGTACGCATGGGCAACCGCCGGGGGATCAGCGTGATGCTGTCCGACCAGCGATACTTTGAGCAAGATCAAATCGCGATCAAGGGAACCGAGCGTTTCGACATCAACGTTCATTCGACCGGATCGGCCACCGAGCCGGGCGCCGTTGTCGCCCTCAAAACCGCTTCCGGCTAACGGTCGTTCGCCGCTTCCGCCGTCTGGCACTCCCTTTCATTTCCTCGGAAACATAACGATATGATCCCCTCGCAAAACATGAAGGTCATCAACGTCACGCCTCCGGCGGCGATCGTTGACGACGGGTCGTATGCGACCACCGAAGTCGACACGCTCGGCTTTGACTACGCCACGTTTATCATCAGCATGGGTGCGACCGACATCGCCATGGCCGCGCTGAAGGTGCAGGAGTCGGACGTTAGCGCCACCGGCCTGGCGGATATCGACGGCGCGGACTTCGCCGGCGATACCGACGTCGACGGCGCGGCGGCGACCGTCCCCTCCGCGACCGACGACAACAAGGTCTTCATCGTGGAACTCGACCTGCGCAATCGCAAGCGTTACCTCGACCTGGTCGCCACCGCCGGCGACGGTACGGCCGGATCGTTCATGAGCTGCGTCTGCCTGCTCAGTCGCAGCAAGAGCGGTCTGGAGACGGCGACCGAGCGGGGCGCGGACATCGTCCTGCGAGTCTAAGCCGCGGCCGGTTTAGTTGCTCTGTTGACGGAGGAGTTGTCGTGGTCGAAGTACGTGTCGTGAAAGCCTGGAAGCACTACCAGCCCGGCCGCCTACTACAGGTGACCGGGGGCGTGGCCAACGTGCTGTTGCGGCGCGGCATTGTCGAGTTGCTGACCGAGAGACCCACGTTCGCCAAGCGGACCAAGAATAAGCGAAAGGGGAGCCGTGCGACTTAAGCAAACGGCCGCCCCCGCCGCCGAACCGATCACCGCCGACGAAGCCAAGGACCACGTGCTTACCACGGAGACCGATCAAGACGATCGCATCACCGCTCTTATTCGAGCGGCGCGGGAGTACGTGGAGCGAATCTCCGGATGGCAACTGGTGACGGCGACCTGGCGCCAGTCATTTGATGCGTTCCCCGTCAGTGGATCGATCTTGTATGTCCCCCGGCCGCCGCTGCAATCGGTCAGCCAGATCACGTACTACGACACGCTTGGCGTTCAGCAAACGCTCGACTCCGCCCTGTATCAGGTCGACGTGGAGGATGAGCCGGGCCGGATCGCCGAGGCCCCGGCCGCCAGTTGGCCAACGACGGAGAGCAATCGACTGAACGCGGTGCAGATTACCTTTGTCGCCGGCTACGGCGCGGCGGCCGCCGTGCCCGAGGATTGGAAGCAAGCGATCTACCTGTTGGTCGGCCACTGGTTTGAAAACCGGGAAGCGGTCGGCCAGGTGGGGCCCGAGATTCAGTTGGCGGTGGAGTCGCTGCTAGAGCCGTTCCGTTTTCATGGAGTCGCTCAGTAATGCGGACCAGCGGCCAGATCGGCAAGCTAAGGCACAAGATCACGATTGAGCAACCGACGCTCGCGCAGAACACGGGCGGCCAGCCGACTGCCGCCTGGTCGACCTACAAAACGGCGTGGGCTCGCATCGAGTCGGGCGGCGGGGGAGAGAGCAAGCACTACGCCGAGCAGCTCGGCCTGGGCCAGGTGCTGATTACGACCAGATACGCCAGCGGCGTGACCACCGACATGCGGATCACCCACAACGGCCGCACACTCAATATCGACCACGTCGACGACCCGGACGGGCGCCGGCGACGGCTGGTCATTATCGCCAAAGAGATCACCTAACCCAGTGAAAGCCGCCGTGGACCTCGACGCCAAAGAACTCGCCACGATGATCACGCTCCGCGTGCGGATCCGCCGCATGCGACGGTGGCGAGTGCGTTTGTGGATCGGTTGTCGCCTGATTCGCCTGGCGTCCTGGGTGATGTGGGTGCCGGTCGAGATCGAGCAGGTGGAGCCATGAGCGGCGCTTACCTCACCGGCGACAAAGGTCTCGACCTGTTCTTCGCCACCGCCGCCGCCAAGCTCCAAAAGAAGATCGGCGCCAAGGCGGCCCGCGAAACGGCCAAAGGCGTGGCCGACAAAATTATCGAACTCGCGCCGCAAGACGAAGGTGAGTACGTCACCTCGATTAAGGTCCGCGCGCTGAAGCGATCGCGAAGGAACAAGTACATCGCCGGCGCCCGCGTGGTGACCGACGAGAAGCGATTGCGCGAGATCGCTGAAAATGAAGGCCAGACGTTCAATCCGCACTGGCTGGAATTCGGCACGGCCAAAGCTCCAGCTCAGTCGCACTTCCGCGCGGGCGCCGACGTCAGCGAGGCGTTCTTCCGTTCGGACTTTCGCGCTCGCATTCGGCCGCTAGTGCTGGAGCTGGCGCGGGAGGCGAGAACGCCATGAGCGGCATCGGCGAAGCGGTCTACGTCTACCTCCAAACAGTGAGCGAGGTGACAGATCTTGTCAGCACGCGCGGCTATCCAGGGAACCTTCCCAAGAAGCCGACGCTGCCGGCATTCACGTACGCGGTGATTAGCCAGGCGTCGGACGCGTCCTTGCAGGGTTCGACCGGCTACGTTGCTTCGCGAGTGCAGATCGACGCCTACGCGGCGGAGGATGGCGACGCGGCCGAACTGGCTACGCAAATTCGCCTGGCGATGCTCGCGCAGCCGCCGCCCGCAATGAACGGCGTCGAGGTCGACGTGGTGACCAAGGATGGCGGCTTTAGCCGCAGCGAGCAACCCAAAGACGGGTCGGACGCTTGGCGCCACCGACACAGCCAGGATTTTCGCATCGGCCACGAAGAAACCATTCCTTCCTAAGCAAAGGCAACAAGCATGACAGGCTCACTCGGCCGCAGCGGACACGGCGCCTCGATCGTTTTTGGAACGACCGGCTGGACCGGCATCATTCACAAAATCACCGGCCTCCATCGGACCCGTGGGAAGATCGAGATTACCGCGCTCAATTTGGCGGTCAACTCGGAAAAGCAGTACATCCCCGAGGATCTGATCGACTGCGACGAGATCACGATCGACTACGAATTCAACCCATCCGCCAGCACGCAAACACCGCTCACCTCCGCGCCCGAAACGATCACCATCACCGCCCCCATGCGATCGGGCGAGTCGACGGCGGCGACGCTCGCGGGCTCCGGCTTCGCGACCGACGACAAGCACGGCGATTACGAACGCGGATCCTCCAATCCCATGATGGGCCAGCTCAAATTTCAGTTCGACGGACTCACCGGCCCCGTGCTAACCGCCGGCAGCGCGTAACCATAAGTCGCCTTTCGACACGAAACGAGAACCCCCACACAAACGACGGAGCCACACATGCCCGAGAACGAACCGATGAAGTTGGAACTGCGAAACCATCCCGCGCAGGCTCAACACCCTATCACCAAAAAACCGCTGTTCGACGAACACCGCAAGCCCGTTCCACTGCTCAAGCACGAACGGGCTATCTACCTTGACGGCGATCATGTTGGCTACTGCACGGCCAAGCCAGGCTTTCCCGTCAACCTGATCGTGAACTTCCCCGATTCCATGCGCGACATCATCGTGAAGTTCGTGGAGGATGAAATCGGCGCCGTGAGCCACAACTCGATGGTCCCGCCGCCCCCGGAAGATCGCGACCCAGAAGACGACGACGACGACGACGAATAGTCGCCTCTCGCTCAGTAGCGGAACGCAGAAACCAGATCAACGCAGAAACCAGACGGAGAAAACCAAGATGGACGCAACACCCAAAGCAAAACCACAGCCCAAGACCTTCGCCGGCCGCGAGCGATTCTTGCGGGGCTTCAAGCGTCGCTACCAGGAAGTGACCCTTCCGGACGGCGAGATTGTCCGCATTCAAAACCTCAGCGAAGCCGAGAAGTCCCGCGTCGATACGGCCTCGATCGATTACAAGAAGAGCAAGATCGTTCGCAAGGCGGCCCAACTGAGCCGCGCCCGTCTGTTGGTCGCCTGCATCGTCGACGCCGCCGGGGCCCGATTGTTTGGCGACGATGATACGGAGACGTTGGCCACCGAACTCGACTCGCGGGATTCGCAGGTGATCTACGCGGCGATTTTGGAGTGGGTGGGAGGCGACGACGAAGACTTTGAAGAGACGGTAAAAAACTCCGTCGACGACCCCGCCGGCGGTACGCCTTAGCGCTTGCCGACCGGCGTGGGTCGTTTGCCGTCGACGACCTGTTGGCGCGGATGACGCCGGACGAATTCAACGAACGGTTCGCCGCGTGGACGATCGAGCAAGAGGATCGGCGGACGGAACTCTGCACGCTTATCGCCACAATTTTCAACGCGGCCAAAACGATCGTGAAGGGGGAGACGCTGGAGGAAGGCGAGTGGCTGACCCCCGAGCAACTCCTGCGGACGCCCGACGAAGAAGCGGAAACCGACAACCACTCGATCGACGCCTTCTTCGCCGCCGCCGCGGCCAAGTGGGGACCGAAGTAACATTTCCTGGGAAACGTTTCGACCATGGCCACCGCCGGAACACTCGCCGTCAACATCATCGCCAACCTGGCGCCCTTCTCGCGCGACATGAAGCAGGCCCGGCGCACGCTCACCGGCTTTGGATCGTCGGTCCTGAAGACGTCGACTCTCTTGATCGGCATGGCGACCGCCGCGGCCGGCGTCGGCGTGGTGGGCGGATTTGGCGAAATGATCCGTTCGGCCGAGCAGTTCGACCAGGCGATGCAAAACTCGACCGCGATCATGGGCGAGTTGTCGGGCTCGATGCGCCGCGACATGGTGGCCGCCGCCAACGAAGTGGCCCTCTCGACCAAGTTCAGCGCGACGCAGGCGGCCGAGGCTTATTTCTTCCTGGCGTCGGCTGGTCTGGATGCGACGCAGTCCATGGCCGCCATGCCACAAGTCGCGGCGTTCGCGCAGGCGGGTAACTTTGACTTAGCCTTGGCCACCGATCTGTTGACCGACGCGCAGTCGGCGCTCGGTATGTCGAGCCGAGACGCCGCTGAAAATCTGACCAATCTAACGCGGGTTTCGGACGTGCTGGTGAAGGGCAACACCTTAGCCAACGCCAGCGTGCAACAGTTCAGTGAGGCCCTCACCAACAAGGCGGGAGCGGCCCTGCGAATCGTCCACAAGGACGTAGAAGAAGGCGTCGCCGTGCTGGCCGCCTTCGCCGATCAGGGGATTAAAGGCGCGGAAGCCGGCACCGGCCTCGGTATCGTAATGCGCGATCTGCAAACCAAGGCGATACAAAACGCGGCCACCTTCCGAGAGTTCGGGGTGACCGTATTCGATTCCAGCGGATCGATGCAGAACATGGCCGCAATCATCGGCGACTTGGAAACAGCGCTCGCCGGCATGAGCGACGAACAAGCCAAGCTAACGCTGGCGACGCTCGGCTTCAGTGACAAGTCGGTCGCCTTTGTGCAGACCCTGCTCGGCACTTCCAGCAAGATCCGCGACTACGAAGCGGCTCTGCGCGGGGCAGGCGGGGCAACCGCCGACATCGCCAACAAACAGATGACGCCGCTGCAGAAGGCGACCAACCTGCTGCGGACGAACTTCGATCTCCTCTCGCAGAACATCGCGACTGTCGTCACTCCCACGCTGGTCTCTCTGATTGAATCCGTGTCTACGATTGTGGGATGGATGGCGAACTTTGACGTGTCGACGGCAAAAACGATTGTACAAATCGCCGCCTTCAGCGCCGCGTTGCTATTCGCGCTGAAAATCATTCCGATGATCGTGACGGGGATCAGGACCATCGTTGTCGCTCTACGCACAATGACGATCGCCCAAGCGGTCGCGCAGGCGATGGAAGGCCCGACCGGCTGGGCGACCCTGGCCGCCTCCATGGCGATCGCCGCCGGCGCCGCCTATGCGGTGGGAACCGCCTTTAACGGTCTCACTGACACGATGGCGGAAACCAGCGTGGAAGCCAAGAAGGCCGTCGACGCGGCCAAGTCGATCGAGCCGCCCCCCACTCACTCGGACAAACTGGCCGAATTCAAAACGTTGCTCGGCGAGGATGCGGCGGCCATGGATACGCTGGCGGTCTCCACCAGCAAAGCAGCCGAGGAGCTGGAAGCCGCCAAGGAGACGATTGAACGGATCCGCGGCTTGGGCGCCCTCGACGTGAGCACCACCGCCGGTTACACGGCGATGATTCAATTGCGGCAAGCGAGAGCAGACGCGGCGTCCGCAGCCAGCAGCACGCCCGCAGCCAGCGCCGGCAGCTTCGACAAAGTCGTACGATCGACCGAAGAGGGGACGGCCGCCACTCGCGACGCCGACGCGGCGAGAGCCAAGGAACACAAAGAGCAGCTGGCCGCGCTGACCACGATCGCCAAGAACTCCGGCAAGCCAGGCCCGACCGTCGTTGTGGGGAGGATCTAGCGAGTGAGCGTATTACAAACAATCCCCTGGTTCTCTGGTCGCGACGGATCCAAAGGCGTCGAAGATCAACGCCGCTGGGTCAGCGTTTATCGCGTGCAAACCGACGATCCGCTGGACGGCCCGCAAGTGGTGCTCGACAACTACGACGGACCCCAACCAGGCGACAGCTACCGCTTCGGTAACGACTTTGATCGGCAGGCGATCTGTCAAGAGATCACGCCGTCGCCAGTCGGCGACAGTCGCCTGGTGTGGGATGTGGCGGCCAACTTCGCGCCGGCCGAACTCAGCGGCGGAGGGGGAGGCGGTGGCGGCGGCGGCGGCGGTCCTCGCGATAAGAATGGCCGGCGCACCAATGTTATCGAGCTGATCACCGCCGACCTCTCGGTGAGCAAGAGCAAGATCACCGTACCGGTCGAATCGGCCGTACTGCTGACCGATCTACCGGCCGCCGGTCGCAAGAAGGGGTCGCGCGGACCGGTCATCAACGCGGCGGGCGAGATCCTGGTGCCGCCGCTGGAAAAGGAAGTCTCCCGCAACGTGTTTCGCACGAGCCGCTACTTCAAGAAGTTCCCGGACGATCACTTCAACTACACCGATCACGTCAACTCGGACGAATTCACCCTCAAGATCCTTGACCCCAAGTTCTCGCGCAAATTCGCGAAGTACACCTGCAAGATGGAAAACGTCCTGCCCGCCAAAGTGCTGCTCGGCAACGGTCGCGCCTGGCGGCTCGATTACGAGTTTTTGGAGTGGCGCAAGCGATCCAGCGACGGCAAAACAATCATCGGCTGGCGGCGTGAAGTGCTCAACACCGGAGAAACGGCGTTGGTCTCCGCCGGCGACTTGGACGCCGACGGCCAAGAGATCACGACAGAGCGACTGACGGCTATGGGCTACGAGGATGGAGAGCCAGTCGCCGTGCATAGCGTTACCGGTGAGCCGCTTCGCCGCCGATACGGTGGCTTTCTCGGTACATGGACGAGTCGCATGCCACTCACCAAGTCTGGCAAACCGCTGGCCCTCGGCAAGCCAATCCCGACAATCCTCTACGGCGTCCACGACGAGACCCCGTTCGCCAAACTGAAGCTAGGAGACTGACGCACCGATGGCACTCGCAAAAACATGGGCCGGCGTCAGCCAGACCGACGCCACAACGACCGCCGGCGATTACTCGGTGGCCGATCA